TGAAGAAGTATCTTTACAAAAAGACATTGCAGATTATAAAGAATTAAATGAACCGAGTAAGTTTATATTTACATCTAATTTAAAATATCAAACAATGATGGATAGTGTGCAAGGTAGAGGACCTGCTTTAGCATTTTTACCTTTTGTTTCAATACCTGAATTAGAGAGTTGTATTCTTGCCTGGGACTTCTTTGAAAACATACACTCACACTCATATACATACATTATAAAAAATTTATATTCAAATCCTAGTGAAGTTTTTGATACTATAATTTCAGATGAAAAGATAGAGAAAAGAGCAATTAGTATAACACAAAGATATGATGATATGATTAATTTAGGTTATAAATGGCAATTAAAACCTGATAGTGTTGATATGTATGAATTGAAAAAGAAATTATATTTAACATTGATGACTGTTAATATATTAGAAGGTTTAAGATTTTATGTTTCTTTTGCTTGTTCGTTTGCATTTGGAGAATTAAAGTTGTTAGAAGGTTCTGCTAAAATATTATCATTAATAGCACGTGATGAAACTTTACATTTATCAATATCACAAAGAATACTTAATAACTATCGTGATAATGAAAATGATAAAATTATGAATAAAGTGATGAGAGATACAGAAAAAGAAGTATATACAATGTATGAAAATGCAGTTGGTCAAGAGAAACGTTGGGCAACTTATTTGTTCTCTAAAGGTTCTATGATAGGATTGTCAGAAAAACTATTACATCAATTTGTAGAGTATATGGCAAATAGACGTATGAGAGCAATAGGATTAGAACCACAATATGACCAGAAAGTAAATCCATTGCCTTGGGTTGACCATTGGTTAAATAGTAGGTCATTACAAAATGCACCACAGGAAACAGAAATTGAAAGTTATGTTATAGGTGGTATTAAACAAGATGTACAAAAGGATCAGTTTAAGAAATTTAAATTATAAAATATATTATGGACGAAGAGATAACAAAGAATACTAGGTTTAGTTGTGGTAATTGTAAAGTGACCTATACTATAAAATATGATGAAGAAGAAACAGATATGAAACCTATGTCTTGTCCGTTTTGTAGTTATGAAATAGATGAAGATGAAGATGAAATTGGAGATGATAATGAAGAAACAAGTTGGGATTGATTATAGTTTAACAAGTCCTGCCATATGTGTTACAGATGACTTTAAATTTGAAAATAGTCATTTTTATTTTCTTACTAATAAGAAAAAACATATGGGCAAATTTGGTAATATAATTGGTTATGAACATCAACCTTATACAGACCCTATCCAAAGATTTACTCAAATTTCTGATTGGGTTTTAAAAATATTAAGATTAAATCATCCAGACGCTTCTCAATTAGCTATAGCAATAGAAAACTATTCTTATGGTTCTAAAGGTCAAGCACTATTTCAAATAGCAGAAAATTGTGGTATTCTTAAATATAGATTAGCAGAATTAAAATATAATTATAATGTTATTGTACCAAGTGTTGTTAAGAAATTTGCAACAGGTAAGGGTAATGCAGATAAAGAAATGATGTATGAACAATTTTGTAAAGATACAAAAACAAATTTAAAGAAAATATTAGATACAGAAAAAGCAGGTAATCCTGTATCAGATATAGTTGACAGTTGGTATATTGCAAAAACAAATTATGAGAAACTTTAAAATATTAATATTATTTATTTTTATGATGACAAATGTAGCGTATGCGGATTCTTGTAACTGGGATGATGATCCACCTTGTGTATTAATTAAAGTACCTTTAAACAATTCTAATAGTTTAGGAGATAAAGTAACACCTACATTTAAAATAACTAAACATCAAATAGAAAAATATAAATTAATAGATTTACCTAAAGTGCTTAATTATATACAAAGTGTTGATATCACTCAATCAGGTCCAACAGGACAACAAGGTTCTGTTTTTTTAAGAGGAACTAATTCTAACCATACACTAGTTTTATTAAATGGTATTCCAATAAATGATTATTCTACACCTACAGGTGCGTATGATGTTGGTCCAGAATTTATGTTTAATGTTCAGCAAATAAATGTGTATAAAGGGTCTGCTGGTGCTCATTGGGGAGCAGACGCTGTTGGAGGTGCAATAAATTTTATAACAACAGTAGACTATGCAAAAAAGATTAATGTATCAGGTGCAGATAATAATAAAACAATAAGTGGTAATTATTATACTAATATAGATGGTTATGATATATCTGTTTCAGCAGGTCATCATAAATCAAAAAATGTTTCTTCTTTATCAGGTGCAAATGAAAAAGATGGAACAGATAATAAATCAGTTGCAGTTAATGTTAGTAAGTGGTATGATTTCTTACATTGGCGAACAAGTTTCTTTACAAGAAATACATTTACTGATTTAGATGGACATAATGTTTCTGTACAAGATGGTAAATGGTCAGATAATAGTTTCTATGCTTTACAAACAGGTTTAGATTATAAAAATTCAAGTTTAACTTTTCATACACACGAATATGATAGAGATTATGATGATTCAAATTATGAAAGTGAAAACTATACTATAAGGGGTACTCAACAATATGATAATTGGGGAATAGGATTTGATTATAAACACAATGAATCCCAAACAAGTGAACATCATAATTTAGGATATTTCTTTAATTTATCTCATAATATATTTTCATATCATCATAGATTTGATGAAGAACACGATACTTATAAGATAGGATTTTTTAAATCTTTAGATGATGGTATTAATTTAAGAGGTAATCACTCTACAAGTTATAAAGATGAAACAACATATACAGATATAGAGTATGGCAACTCACAGGAAATAAGTTTAGATTATAATAATTTTACAACAACTTTATTTAAAAATGATATAGGGGATTTAAATACAGATGGCATAGAATTGAGTTATGGTGGTAAAGATTTTAAGGTTTTTGCTAGTCATCTAAATAGTAAGAAAAAGGATACAGTATCTTTAAGAAGACCAGAATGGAATTTAGGATTTATGCATAATTATGATTTTAATAATACTTTATCTTTAACTACAAATTATAAATTTAAAGGTGAACATTTAGATATACATAATAGTAATTGGAGTACAATATCTATGCCAGAAACTCACTTGTTAGATTTAAATTTGACAAAAAATTATTATGGTTATGATATAGGGTTAAGTATGACTAACGTTTTAAATGAAAAATATGAATCACCTCACGGATTCAATCAAAATGAAAGGAGAATTACTTTTGGGTTTAGTAAATCTTTTTAATTATGGGCGACTTTAAAATATTAATATTAGCATATCTAATTGGTCATAGTCCAATAGAAACACAACAAACTTTCCAAATGGAAGGTTGGTATAAAAATATGGAAGAGTGTAAAAAAGAATTACTTTTACAAAAACCTGATGGAAGATACGAAGTGATGAACGAGTTTGTTGTAGATGGAGAGTTTAAATGGGATTGGTTAGTTGCAGGTTGTAAAAGTGATACAACAGGAGAAGAATTCCAAGTATGGCCTGACTACCCTAAAGGCAAACCAAAAGAGTTAGAAGGCATTGAGTTTGATGTTTTTGAATTAAATATATGAAAGTTATAGAAATTTTAATTTATGGTTTAGGAATGCTTGAGTTTCCTTATGATGAATCTATTAAGAATTGTCATTTAAATGCAAGTGTCATTTATGATAATAATGGTGTAGAACATTTTACAAAAATGGATCCACCAGAGTTTTGGGCAGAAGGCGATTACTGGTTAGGTGAAGATGGTAAAAGATATAGACTTGCTGGTCATAGATGTATTGATAAAGAAACAGGTAAAGAAATAGGTCGTAATAGGTTATATTAATGAAATTATTAAAAGCAAGACAATATATAGTTTGTCAACACGCACCATTAAAAGGAATAAAACCTAAAGTTACAATAGTGCCTGTTAAAGATATAATGTTAACTGCTGATAATGAATGGATGATGAAAAGATATCCTGCGTTTAAAAGAAGTATTGAAAGTGCAGGTATGAAGTTTCCTATTATCTATACAGATTTAGAACATTATTGGTTGAAAAAAAGATGGCAGAAAGACAAAGAAGGAAATTGTATACCTGGTTTATCAGTACACACAGGTAATAAAAGAGTGTATTGGGCAAAGAAAAATGGGTTTACCCATATAGAAGGATACTTTGTTAATAATAAAGATGAACAAGCAGCAATAGTTAGACAAACATTTTTAGCACCTGTTAGTTTTCCAACTACAAATGCTCGTGCATATCAAGAAGAGGTAAATAAAATATGAAGGAAGTAGAACTACAAACAAATACTACAGCACCTGTAGAAGTAGATAGAAGGGATGGTTTGGAGCCAATAGCAAATTGGACTACTGAACAAATGAACTTTTTTGCTGAAAATAATATGATGATATATAATTGGGCAATGCAAGTTTCAGATTGTAATAAAATCATTAAAAAATTTGAACAGGTGGCTAAATTTGATAAAACCCAGGTAGATGAATTTAAAACTGGTCGTAAAAACTTTACTGAAATAGATATAGACAAATATAGTGGTCCACATTGGGAAGAACATAAAAGGTTATTTCTTGGAATGATGAAAGAATATAGATTAAGATTTATGAAAAATTTAAATATCAATGATGTAGATTTTCCACCAGTAATAGATATGGAAAATATAAGAATAAAAAAATATATGCCTAATGACGAAGATGAATTTAAAGTACACGTAGATGTTGTTCGTTCTATGGGTGATTCAGCAAAAAGATTTTTAGTTTTTATATTATATCTTAATGATGTTGAAGAAGGTGGTCATACATATTTTCCAAAAACTAATATATATGTAAAACCAAGAGCAGGAAGATTGTTAGTGTTTCCGCCTTTTTGGACTCATCCACACGCTGGATTAAAACCAGTTAGTGGACCGAAATATGTTATGATGTCTTATTTACATTATGGGGACGCAGAAGATCCGAGGTATAAAAATAAAAAATAATGTATCAACCATTACCACACGAATTAGAAATTAAAGTAAGTAAAATCCACGGTTCAGGATTGTTTGCAAAAGAAGATATTGATGACAATACAAAGATAGGATTAGGTTGGATAGTAGTAGGTGCAGAATTAATAAGAACTCCTTTAGGAGGTTTCATTAATCATAGTGATAATCCTAATACAATAAAGGAAAAAGTAGGTGATAAGTATTATCTCTATACTATAAGAGATATAAAAAAAGGTGAAGAGATAACTTTAAAATATACTTTTTATAATGTAAATGACTCTGGAACAAAGTAAAGAACTATTTAAAAAAAATATATATTCAGTAGAGATAGGTATTCATAACTACTGTAATAGAACTTGTACGTTTTGTCCTTTATCAAGAGCAGATGTAGATAGAAGAGTGAAAAGAAATATGACTTTTATGACGGATGCAATGTATTTAAGTATATTAAATCAATTAGCAGAAATAGATTTTGATGGTCGTATAGATTTTACAAGATATCACGAACCACTTGCAGATAAAGAAGCAATATTAGAAGCAGTTAGAGCAGCTAAAAGAATTATACCTAAAGCAAAGATTAATATTAATACCAATTCAGATTATCTTAATAAAGAGTATATACAAGAGTTGATAGACGCAGGCGTAGATAATATAGCAATGCAGGCATATTTAAAAAATGGTGCAACTGTTTATGATGAAAACGAAGTATTTGAACGTATAGATAATATATGCAATAGAATAGGTGCAGAAAGAATTAATCCAGATGAACATAAAAATAAAGATTGGATTATATACAGACTGCCACAATTTAAAGGTTCTATTCACGCAAGAAATTATTGGAAGAATGGAACTAATAGAGCAGGTAGTGTACCAATAGATTTAGGTTATAAAAGAACACAACCTTGTACGAGTATGAATAGAGGAATTTTTATAGAGTATGATGGTTCAATGACTATCTGTTGTGATATGTTGACACCAGAAGTCCATAGTAAATGGGCAGTAGGTAATTTAAAAAAAGAACCTAGTTTATTTTTAAACTATACTAGTGATTACTATACAGAATGGAGAGAAAGAATTAATAGAGCAGATTGGTTTAAAGGTTCTCCTTGTATAGTTTGTAAAAGGGATGTAAGAGGTAAAGAGGCAAGATAATGTGTGCGATACACGGAATATTATGTAGGTCTAAAGAGTTAATGTCTGAAATGATAAAACAGGCACATCATAGAGGACCTGATGGCAATGGTCAATGGAGTAATGATGATATTACTTTAGGTCATAATCTATTATCAATTATAGACACTACAGAAAATTCAAAACAACCTTGGTTTCATAATGATTGGGTATTAGTTTATAATGGAGAGATATACAATTATAAAGAATTAGGTTTTAAAACTAAAACTAATACAGATACAGAAGTTTTAATTAGAGGTTTAGAAAAAGAAGGTTCATCATTTATTAAAAAATTAGATGGTATGTTTGCCTTTGCCGCTTATAATAAAAAGAAAAAAGAATTAATACTTGCTAGAGATAGTAATGGTGCGAAACCTTTATATTATGGTCATATAAATGACAAGTTAGCATTTTCTTCTGAAATTAAAAGTTTATTAGCAATAGGATTTGAAAGAAAAGTAGATAAAGAAGGATTTAAACATTATTATAAACAAGGATACAATTCTGGATATTTAACATTATTTAAAGGTATAAAGAAATTAGTACCAGGTGAGTACGTTAAAATTAATCTTAATACAAAACGAAGAACATCATCTAATCTTAATAATGAACCTGTAAAACAAATACCAGTTAAAAATGTAGGTAAGATTTCAGAAGAAGTTAGAAATAGATTATATGAAGCGACTAAACAAACCTTAATGGGTCGTAGAGAAATTGGTTTATTTTTAAGTGGTGGTATTGATAGTACATCTATATTATATGAAATGACACAATCATTAGATACAAAACCAAATACATTTAGTTCCAGATTTATATTAAGAGATAGAAAAAGTAGACTTAATCAAGACCCCGATTTGGCAAAACAAACATCAGCATTGTATGGTGGTATACACAAAGAGATACTTATAGAAGAGAAAGATTATGTAAGTACTATGAGAGATACAATTTTAGCTTTAGAAGAACCTAGACAAAGTAAAAGTTTACCTGTGTATTACAATGTAAATAAATTTATAAAACAAAATGGTATAACAGTAACTTTAAGTGGTGATGGTGGAGATGAGTTGTTATGTGGGTATAAACATCATAGAGTACCAGAATGGAGAACTAAATTAAAAGCATTATCTTCTGAACATAAAGAATTACAAAATAAAGAGTTATGGGCAAGTCTTGATGACCAAATGACATATTTTGATAGTTGGTTTCCTACAGGTGGTTTACAAGGCGATAAGATAAATGATTTTATGTTTATAGAATGCTTGAATACATTATCAGAAGATTTTTTAATTAGAAATGATAAGTTAGGTATGAAGTGGAGTTTAGAAGGAAGATTTCCTATGTTGAATAAAACATTTAGAGATTATATAAGAAGTATACCTAGTCAGTTTAAAATTAATGATGATTTTATGCTTAATGATTGGTCTAGGCATAATAAACCATTATTAAAAACTGCTTATTATAATAGATTGCCACACTATATATTAAAAAGAGCAAAGACAGGTTGGAGATTTCCTACAGACGAAGGTATAATAGGAAGATTTTCTAATCCAGCTCCACATAATAGTACATTGAAAGATTATATTAGACATTTATTAATGAATAAGGAAATACAAGAAATTTTTGAATATACCCCTGCTGATATAGATAATAAATATATGAGTACGGAAGGATGGAAAAAAGGTTTAAACAAAAGTGGTAAAGAAACTATATTAGCAAATATAGGACAAAAATCACAAAAACAATTATTTACAATACTATCCTTTGCTGTGTGGTATGATGTATTTAAAATGAGTATATAGGAGAATTATGAAATATCCATTAGCTTGTGATACTTGGAATCATAAAGAGCTATACGCAATACAAGAAGTTATAAAAAGTGGACGATATACAATGGGTCCATACGTCAAGAAATTTGAGCAAGAGTTTGCCAAATATTTTAGATGTACAGACGCAGTTATGGTTAATAGTGGTTCAACTGCTAATCTATTAATGATAGCATTATTGAAATTAAAATATAAAAGAGGTGGTAATATAATTGTGCCTGCTGTATCTTGGTCAACAACTTTCTTTCCACTACAACAATACGGTTTCAAATTAAATTTTGTAGATGTAGATAGAGAAACTTTAAATATAGACCCTAATAAAGTTAGAGAAGCAATTAATGAGGATACTTGTGCTATATTTGCAGTTAATCTTTTAGGTAACTCTTGTGACCACTATTCATTATATCATATTGCAAGAGAACGTAACCTTATATTATTAGAGGACAATTGTGAGAGTTTAGGTGCGAAGACATATAATTATGAGTTTTGTGGAACGTTTGGTCAAATGGGTAGTTTTTCATTTTTCTTTTCACACCATTTACAAACAATGGAAGGTGGAATGATTGCTTGTAGAGATAAAGATGACGCAGATTATTTAAGGTCATTAAGAGCACACGGTTGGTGCCGAGATTTACCAGATGACAATAAGATTTATAAAAAGACAGGTGATAAGTTTAAAGATAGTTTTACGTTTGTAACTCCAGGATATAGTGTTAGACCATTAGAAATGAGTGGTGCAATTGG